TTAAATCGAGATGTTCGCCGTCCCAATTCTTACGATATTCTAAATGTTCTTCACCATTAAGGTCAATGTATTTAAGTCGATTGCCTTGTTGAGTAAGTATGCCCTTAGCTTCAAATAGATCTACTAAACCACTGTATGGATTCATGCCTGTTTCGTATGGAATTTTTACTTGTACACTTTCAAACGGTTTTGCATAGCGTGTTTTCATAACCTTACAAGCGGCACGGATACCGTTGACAGTTGTGGTCTTGTTACCGTCTAAGTCTTCTTTCAGTTTTAGTTTCTTCATTGCAATTACAATAGAACTTGCATACACAAAGCCTTGTCCACCTGAAATCTTATCATCTGGGTCGAACATATCTTGTGACGCATATGTATGGTTAGTACATACCATGCCTACATTGTAGCTACCAAACATGTTTACACAGTTACGAACAAGTGCTGTGAGTGCTTTAGGCTTACGACCCATATCACCTTTAAGGTCACCTTTGCCAAACTGATCAACATCAGTCGGTGTTAGCAACATACCTAAACTGTCAATAACAAACAGAACTTTAGGACGATCTTCTTCTGCCATTGCTTTATATTCTTTCATAAACTCTGAAACAGTTTTAGCAACATCGTCAATCATTGCCATGTTAAGCTTAAGAAGCTTTTCTTCGCTGGTGTCTACACCTAGTGCGTGTAACCATTTTTCATCTAGTGCGTTTTCGCTGTCAACTAGTACAACGAAAATGCCTTGTTCCTGTGCGGCTTTTACAATATTACCTGAACAAAAATAACTCTTACCTGAACCCGATTCTCCTGCGAATACTGTTACTTTGCCAAGAGGAACTCCTTTGTGGAAATCCCCACTAACAAGATAGTTTAATGCGTAGTTACCTGTACTAACCCAATCTGTTGGATCATTAAAGCCTACACCAAGACCATCAATGCTCTTGGTCAGACTTTTTCTAAACTTCGATAAATCAAATGCCTTTGCCATATTATCTCCTAATCTAAAAAGCAGAGTAACCCCCCGATGTGAGCAGACTATGTCCTAGGCTTGGGGGGGGTATTGTTATTTTATTCTTGACCTTTACGGGCACGAATCATTGCGAGGATATCCTGTGCTCTGCTTGCACCTTCCTCTTCACCGCCTGATGATTCTGCTTGTGGAGCAGGTGCTGTCTCTGGCTTAGGATCTGGATCAAATGGAACATCATCCTTTGTTTCTGGAATAGGTGCTGATTGAGGAGCACTTTGACTTGTTGCAGTTGCTGCCGGGCTTGCTGAAACGTTAGGATCACCTGTACGTGCCTGCATGCCAGCTGGACGGAAGTATTGACTCCAACGATCTGGATCATATGCTTCACCGTCAACTGATGCTTCGAACATTTCTTTCATTACCTGCATTTCAACATCTGTAGGCTTTTTAGGAAGGAAGTCATTTAAATTAAACAACCCGTGTGCATCAATAGCAGCCGCTTCTTGTTCTGTTAGTGCTCGTTCACGACGACTCCACTGTGAAGTAGAATAGTCTGCATATCCGCCTTTGCTTGTTTTCTTAACACGGAAGTCTACACCACGCATGTAATCAGTTGGCAGTTCTTCTAACTCTGGATCCATTAATGCACCTTTGATGATCTGGAAGATCTGGGGTCCAATAATAAACCTGCGGATTGGATTTTCTGGAACAGTTTCTTCATTAAGAGGATCTTCTGCAACAAAGCCTTGGAAGATATAAGAACGCTTTTTCCAATACTTGCGACCCATGTCTTCTAGTGACTTGTCTTTGAACCAGCCGCGAACTTCTTGTAGAATAGGACAGCTTTGTCCATCATTATACATTTCTACACAAGGTACCTGTACTTGTACTGGGCGTGAGTCAGTTTCGCCTTTAATGCCAGCGAATGGCAATTTAATCATTGCTCGCTCAACCCAAAAGAATGTGTTATTTGTGTCGCCGTCTGGCAAGAATCGAATTACTGCTTCTTTGCCTTCTTGCATGTTCCAGTGTGGATAGATTGCGTTGTCACCGCCTGTTTGACGATTGCCGCCACCGGTGTTTTGTGATTCTGCTAGTTTAGCACGAATTTCTGCTAATGATGCCATTTGTAGCCTCCTTTGTTTTGCCTTTAAAATGGTATATGCCTATATGCATAACATGTATTATGCACTGATTATTTATGTCTGTCAAGTGTAAAATTAAATTTTTATTGATATGATAAATATCTCAGTTAGGCAAACAAGAGGCATATACATGAGTGCAAAATTAGATGAAGTAGAAAAACTCGTATCGGCATTTAAAAGGCAGTTACCACAAGGTAAAGAATACGAAATAAGGCTAGAAGAAGAATTGGAGATTATTGCAGATCTCAACTTTTCAAAACACTTTCTTCGAGTAGTGGAGATTTTAGATCTCACAAAAGATATACCGCACATGACAAGAGGCTCTGCAGGTAGCAGTCTTATATGCTGGCTGTTAGGTATATCAGATGTGGATCCTATTCAAGAACGGATTCCCCTGTCAAGGTTTATGAATCCCAAGCGTGACGATTTACCCGACATAGATCTTGACTTCCCGCATTGGAAACAAGACGAAGTCATGCAGAGAATATACAAACGATGGCCTGGACAGAGTGCAAGGGCATCAAACTATGTGACCTACAAAGAAAAATCCGCGATTCGTGAAGCCGCAAAACGCTTCGGGGCTCCTGGCAATCTCAAGCGTGGATTTAAACTAGAAGAAGTCATAGACAAAGATTATATCAAGGATGCAGAAAAACTTGCACAAAAATTAGAGGGTAAAAAACGCTGTATATCTAAACACTGCGGCGGTGTTCTTATATTTGACAGGGCCGTTCCGAAAAGCCTAATGAACTCCGAAAATCAAATACTGCTGGACAAATATGAGATTGAGGATCTAGATCATTTTAAAATAGACATATTAGCAAACAGAGGTTTGAGCCAACTGTGGGAGATTAGCGACAAGCACCTGTTAGACTATCCTGAAACAGATGCGGCAACTTCAGAACTGTTGTCTTCAGGCAATGTGCTAGGTGTCACACAGGCAGAATCTCCTGCAATGAAAAGGTTATGCAAGGCAATAAAGCCGCAGTCAAGAGAAGACTGTGTGCTTGCAACCGCACTTATACGACCTGTAGCGACTATGGGCAGACGTAAAGCAAGTTTCTTTCAAGACTGGAGCCAGGATAACTTTGCAGAAACTATCGTGTATGAGGACGATGCTATTAGCCTTATATCAGAAATATTAGACTGCGACCAATACGAAGCGGATATGTGGCGTAGAGCATTTGCCAAACGCAACGAAGAAAAAATATTTGAGTTCATGAAATTGGTAGGCGATCATCCTAAAAAGGAAGAAGTATTTCTTGCACTAAAGGAACTAAGCCACTTCGGATTATGTAGAGCACATGCTATTAACCTTGGCAGGCTGATATGGGCCTTAGCATATAATAAAGCACATAATCCAAAACAATTCTGGCAAGCCGCACTTAAACACTGTAAAGGTTCATATGCTCGCTGGGTGTATTGGCAAGAGGCTAAACTGGCGGGTGCCGTGCCATCATTGACAGAAGGTGACGAAATTGGGGAACTTCAACAATTAGGCAAATGGCGTAGCAATCGATTTATTCCGGCATGCCAAGAAATACGAAAGCCAGGTAAAGTTGAATTCTGCGGTCTTGTAGCTAACTATCGAGTGTTTAAGAGCGGACCCAAAGACTACATAACATTTGTCACGCTCGGTACAGGCAATGGCAAATATCTTGACGTTATTTTAAAAAACGCTGTGAGTTTTAGAGATAAACAATTATTATGGGGTACTGGCAAATTGGGGTATAAAAATAGCTCAGAGTATGTTAGTGTATATAGATACAAGAAAATTGGATTAGAAGAGGTTTCGCATTTATCATGAACGTATTATCAAGATTGCATTTATATCCACACAAAGAACCACAAGGCACAGCATATATTGTAGGCGAAAGAAAAGCCTTGAAAGAACTAGCAAGAGCACTAGATCG